CTTCGAGTGCATAACTAGCTGTAGTAGAATTTAAAGCATTAGCTGCAGTAGAACTTCCTGCGTCTCCTGTTCCCCCGCCACCACCGCCGCCACCCACAAGAACCACAGAAACAGAATTCACACCTGGGGGGGCCACCCATGTATATGTGCCAGAGCTTGTATACGCCTGTTGACCAACAGGCGGCTGTGGCCACCCACTTCCACTTATCGCTTGTAGTTGTTGTGGCAGCGTCCAGACTCCTGTAGCTGTAGTAGACGATGTCGTGGGCGGCGTAGCCGATATGACTCCACCTTTGTAGCGCATTGCCATGCTGCGCTCCTTAGTTAATTTCTTCCCAACTGGTCGTCACAACCAAATCATTTGCTGTACCTGCGGTTGCACCGATGGACTGATTTTCCAATAAGTAAAATGATGTGGTTTTGTCAGTCACAATCAATGTTGCATCAGCAGGTACCGAAATGGTCGAAGCAATTGGATAGGCCGTGCCACCTAGCGCAGCTTGGCTATAAATGTTGATCGTAATGTCAGCAGTCGATGTACCGTCTACGTTAGCCACCACAATTGAGTTGATCTTAAAAACTTTGCCTGATGATGCGGCATTGCTTACAAGACTAGTAGCACTTGTGGTTGATAACGAAACCTGCGATGAGTTACCGTAGATTGCCGTGACTGCTACAATATTTGGATTTGCCATGATCTATTCCTTAGAACCCGAAAATCATCGCCATAGCGATACTTTTACCAGTGGAAATACCTGAAGACGTTTGGAAAGTGGGTAACGCCCCAGCACCGTTTGATGTCAGCACCTGCCCCGCAGTTCCCGGTCCTGCTGAAGCCTGAAAGTTACCCGTTGCTGTGGTTCCCGTAAACACCACGCTATAAGCCGTTGTGGTGGCAAGTCCCGTACCACCGCCTGCCACACCCAACGTGCCAAAACTCAATGTGCCTGAGCCGTCCGTTCTAATGGGCTGACCTGCTGAGCCATCAGCCGTGGGGTATAGCAAGCTTGCCGGGTTGTTCATCAGCTTGATGACTGTGCCCGAATTGTTCTTGGCAAACAGGATCATCCCGCCATCGTTGTAGTTGATGGCAAGCTCGCCGGCATTTAAGTTGCCAGCCGAGGGTGCGGTCGTGGATGCCGTGTTAGTCCGATACAGTTGTATCGGCGTGAAATTGGTTGCTGGCATTAGAAAGTACCTCCGTCAATCGTTGCCCATTCGGGGGCTGAAGCGCCGGCTCTCAGGACATAACCTTGTATGCCCAATGCCAGGGTGGATGTCGTTGATGCGCCTGTTTGATATACCAGGGAGCCTGCAGCACCGCCCGCCACATTGGTGGCAGTTGTTGCAGTTGTTGCGGTGCCAACAGTAATTGTTGCGGGATCTGTGTACTGTGGCGCAGTGCCCGATGATGTCAGGATGTAAGTGGCTGTGCCAATACCCAACTTGCTTAATGCGGTGCCTGCAGCGTAATAAGGCAGATCACCGGCGGTATAAGTCGTTAATCCCGTGCCTCCGTTGGCGGTTGTTACAGTGCCCAGACTAATGTCTGGCGTTGAGCCTCCAGACGAGGCCAGCGGCGTTGTTGCTGTGACTGAAGTTACCGTCCCCGCTGCCGGCGTAATCCAGGCAAATGCAGAGCCGCTCCATGACAAGACAGAGCTGGCAACCGTTGGTGCGGTAATAAATGTTGTGGCGCCAACATTGGATTGCACCGCAATTTGATTGGCAGTGCCACCTGCAAGGTTCGTGGCCGTACCTACTGACAAACTTGACTGATTCGCATACTCGAGCGCAGTGGCACCAGCATTAACTTTTAAGATTTGAGTTGCCGTGCCAATACCCAGGAACGTCGTTGACCCTGAACCCGTTTGATAAGGCAGTGAGCCTGCTGCACCACCTGCTAAGTTGGTTGCAGTGCCAACGGCAAGGGTTGATTGATCTGCATACTCTAAGGCTGTGGCGCCTGCATTAACCTTCAAAATTTGTGTGGCCGTGCCAATCCCAAGAAAGGATGTTGCACCCGCCCCGGTTTGATAGGGCAATGATCCTGCAGCGCCACCACTAAGATTTGTGGCCGTTGTAGCAAGTGTGGCTGTACCCACCGTAATAGTCGCCGGATCAGTCCACTGAGGGGCTGTTCCTGACGAAGTCATGATGCGCGATGACGCACCGATGGCAAGTGCTGAAAGCGTCGTGCCAGAGGCGTAGTAAAGCGTGTCACCTGCAGCATAAGAAGATAGCCCGGTGCCGCCATTGCTTGTAATCAGCGTCCCGGCAAGCACAATCCCACCAGACGTTGCTGTGGAAGGCGTAAAGCCTGTCGATCCGGCGCTAAATGACGTTACACCAGCGCCCGTTTGAATGATTCCCCAGCCTGTGGCGGTGTAACCCTCGAAAACACTTGTTTGCGTGTTGTAACGAAACGTACCAACTACCGGCGGGCTGAGTCGTTCAGCAGTGGTCCCCTTCGGGAATACCATGCCACCCGTTCCCGGCAGTACAGCATCATCTGACAGGCTTACTGTCGGATCACCACTGTTGCCCGTACCATTGGCCACATCGATTTCGTTGGCCGTACCCTGCAGCGTCACAATCCCAATGCTGTTGCCACTTGTGCGGGTTAGCAAACCAACGCCAGAAGACTGCGCCAGGTTCAGCACAATGCCTGAAAGCGAGATTGTCGGGTTGCCTGCAATACCGTCGCCATCCGCAATGCTCACACCTGCCGTTCCGGCTGTAATAGAGCGTGCTGTGAGCGTTGTTGCGCTGGTCTTGACCTGAATACCCGTTCCGGCTGCTACGAGGCTTGCAGCGGCTCCTGAGAGGCTTAGAACAAGGGTTGAGCCAGCGCCGTTATCTGTGAGCGTCAAGCCATTGCCTGATGTCGTCAGTTGGCGTGATTGGCTCAATGAGCCTTCATCAGTCGCCGTGACAAAGCTGTAATTGGTAACGGGGACGGCGGCAATATCTGCCACCGTGGTTTTGACCGTGCCGCCACCCTGAACAATGGGCACAAGCTCCGTGCCAGTCAGTGCTTGCGCGGTCGGTAATTGGGTGATGGTTTGATTGGCCATTAGGGTGACACCGCTATTCCATCAAGGTTCCCATTGTTCTCAGGCGTCTGGGTATTGCCTTCCGTTGAGACAATGACATTCTGCTGATCCGTTGTTACCAGATTATCCTGGATTGCAGCCACGGACACATCAGGTCTTGGAAATCGCAGGTTAATGCGCTCAGTCTGACGTGCTGGCAGGCGGTACGGATCTTTCTCGTCTCTGCAGTTTTCCTCGCATACCATCAGACCTGGGAAGTTGATGTCAGGTCCTAGCGTGGCATGAGGGCGCTTCATGCGGCAACGATCGCATATCGCAATCGCGATGTCGCTGTAGCCCTCAGTGTCAAGGAACATTGGCATTATTTTGTCCTACCCTGAGATTCTAGGGTGGCGCGACGCGATGCAACTCGCTTCGCAATTTGCTCGGCAGTCTGCTTGCGACCCTTGCCTGCTTTACCACCTAAACTAGAAGCGCCTTCGGGAAGCCTATTGTTTTTTGCATAAGGTCTTGGAACGCCCTTGGTTTTTGCTGACTTTTTTTCTTGAGCTTCAGGCGACCACCCAAGATGTCTGTGAGCATGTAAAGCCTCTAAAGATTTTCCTTTAGCTTTTCTTCCAGTCAAGGCCAATTTCATTTTTTCTACGGCTTCAGGTGTTTTTTTTACGCCTTTGTTAGCTTGAGATATTTTTGCTTTTGTTTCCTCTGACATTGGCTTGCGCATGTATGGTCGAGGAATGCCTTTCAAATTTGGTATTAATTCATTTTTGAGGCCTGACATTAAACGGTTAAAAGCCCACCCGTCCGCAGGGTTTCCGTAAATTTTATAGCGTACAAGATGAGTAATGGCATGGTCAATTGGATGCAGAAGCACAAGATTTTCAGGCGAATTGTTCCCGCCCCTGTATCTTGGAACTATATGATGCTTATGCAAACCAGATAACAAACTCATAATTATTATTTCGTATAACAGGCTATATTTGGCGCCAAATAAATTGGCGAACGATCGCGTTCCTCTGCTTCAGCCAGTGCGAGGTACTTTCCAGCCTGGTCCTCGAGGTATTTGATGCGCTCCATGGGCACCGCAGGCAATTCCATGCTTAATTGGTGCGCCAACATGCCGATCGTGGCCAGATACCACCGCTGTGGGATCTGCAATTCGTCGGTCAGATCGCCCACATCCATGATTTGCTTGGAATACCAGACGGTCATTTGCACATACCACTCATTGGGGACCGGCCAGAGGTAAATTTCAGGCTGCGGGACCGTCCGATTGAACCAAAACTGGTAAGGCTGATTGGCCGTGAAGTTTTTGTTGGGCAAATTGGTGTAATCATCACGATTAAGCCTTGCCATTTGGATTTCACGCGAGTTATTGCCCACATAAAACTCACGCAAGGCTAGTGTCGTGCCGCCAGAGGCCCTTACTCGGTAGTATTGGACGCTTTGACCGGGGTCAATGTCATACCACACCCACTTTTTGTCGGTAATGACGACTGATCCAATGTCATACAAGGTGTTCCAGGTAGCACCATCGGTCGAATACTCGAGGGTGAGCGTCCATGTGGCACTTCCACCACCAGAAACATAGGGGAGCAGGCCGATTGACCCAGCATAAATCGGGTTGCTGGTGCCAAAATTGATCGCAATATTGCCGTTTGTGCTTGTTTGTAGGCAGTAAGTATCGACATCATCATCCCCTGCGTAAGCAGCATTGCCACCAGCACTGCTTGAGTAACTGCCAGAGGGGCGTGTCATCGTGCGGTAGAGCACATTCAGCGCGTCGTTAGCACCCACGGGCAGGGTATAGATGTATTTCTCAGGCGTGAGTCCGATGACTTCCTTCTTCACGGCCCAATATTGGATACCGATGTTGATCAGGTTGGTCAGCGTGAAGCCTAACGACTCGCGCGCGGTCAGCAGTTGCTCGCTAGTCAACTCCTCAGCAAGCTTGCCACAGCGTCTTGCCGCGTGGTCAATCAGCGTTTGGACGTTAAAAACCTGACCGTAGGTATCTGAGTAAGACATCTCACCACTCCATATAAAGTGGTAAACTTTGGGCATTCAATTTTGCGGAGCGCTCCATGACTTTAACGCAAGAATTCCTACAAAAGCTTTTCAAATACGATCCGCTTTCGGGACATTTAACTTGGAAAGAAAGCAGATCAAACATGATTAGCGGATCTTTAGCTGGCTGTGTCAATAAATCTGGCTATATGGTCGTATCAATTAACTCAAAAACATACCGCATTCAACGGGTTATTTGGCTTTACATGTTTGGCCGCATACCCGCCGGTTTTTACATCGATCACATTAATGGTAATAAACTTGACCATCGCATTTGCAACCTTAGACTTGCAACAAACAAGCAAAACCAAGAGAACAGAGCAGCGCCTCAAAATAGCTCATCTGGCTACCGCGGCGTTGGGTGGCACAAGGGCTGCCAGAAATGGATGGCTCGAATCTCCCATAACAAAACACGCAAAACAATTGGCTTTTTTGAAAGCAAAGAGGAGGCTTGGCAAGCCTATAAAGTAGAGGCCGCAAAACTTTATACGCACGCTGATCGCTTACCATGATGGGCAATTCCAGCGCTTCATTGAAGCCCTGGCTCGAGATCCACGCTCAGACTTGCGAGCCACTGGACCCATGCGTGCGCAAAATGAATCACGCCTTGGACCTCCTTGGGGCTGTGGAGCCTTCAGGTTTGATCCTGTTTCTCGGTTGTACTTCGCTCT